TTTCGAGTAACTTGACTTCGCCCACCGGCACCTCGTCCCTTCTGACCGCCTCGTCTCCTACGGTTAGAATTCTTCTTTCGCTTATCAGCTGGATTAACACTCATTTCTGGGTGTTTATTGGACTTTATAATCTTTCTAGCATTTCCAATAAATCCTTGTGCATAAAGAGTTTCCCCTTTACCACTAAAAAGCCGATATAATCTATCATCTGAAAGAATGCAGCATTTAGCCTGGATCCAAACTTGATCCTCACTTAAGGTTTCATCATATTCCTCAAGTAGCCAGTGAATAATATCACGACAAAAACGTCTGAATGGAATATCCGTCCATCCAACAGTCAATAAAGCTGCTGCGCGCTGCAATGTTGTTGCAGGCGTCATGTGTTCCTTAGGAGCATACAATAATGAAGTCATCAATTTGTCTCGCTCATATAAGGGAAGAGCTTGTCCTTGCATAAAAATAGTTTGTGCTGACAAGAAATCAAGCTCTTCAGCTTTGCGCGGCTCCAGGGAATCAGTAGTTGTTGTAACACCGATCTTATTCCACTGAGCTATTACAGTACGCGCATTATAAAAGGAGTGAGCCCAGTCTGAAACAGTCCAGGTATTATCATCTCCCAACAATGCCTTTGAAGTGTTCATTTCAAATTCTTCATACGACGTATTCGCCGGTGAACACATAATCCAAGCATAAGCTAACAGTACATATAATATTAATGTATTATCATTTACAGTATTAGGGGAGCCAGACGGATTTCCAGTCAACTTCATGACTAATATTCCATCGGCACAAACAAAAACAGTATTTACAAAATTTCTGTACAAAGTTTTAATCCTGCGCAAGTTCGCAGGTGTGCGATCTTCTTGTCGAAGCATCGCCCAGCGCAATTTTGCGCAACCCCACATCAAAAATGAACGCAAGGATGAATCAAATTGTGACTCATCAAGTGCATATCCCTTCTTGAAAACATTAAGCTTCCGAAACAATTTATCCCAGTTCCCACTATAGGGAGACATTCCAATTGTTGATGCTGTTTTCAAGTGAGAAGCATTCATTTTCTCATTCATGTCCGCGAACAACCTGTTTCCAGGCACTGTGCAATCAACGGGCATAGCCATAAAAGTCCTTATAGAGTTAACTCTCATCTTTTCGGCTAATCGCAATTCTTCTTTAAGAGACGTAGTTGCTAAACACGTCCAATCTGGGTCTTCTGCTAAGACCTCCCAATCCTTTTCTAACCATCCTCTTATTTCAGGATCATTATCAAACAAATCTCGTTTGTCCATATGATGAAGGTTAAAAGGGGAGCCACACGACGTCGTCATATCCAACTTGTCGATCACTTCTTCTTGTGTCTTGACTCTACTCTCACCCATATACGGGTAGAACTGGCGTTCACACCATGACCAAGCTAAATTCATTGCTTGTATTTGCTTATCTTCCATGTGCAACAGATCTTTACCATATTTTGAAGTTGAGATGTAATTTGCTTCTTCATTAGGGGCTGGTAAACCCCACTTCCCAAGGATCTCTATCTTAGATTCATCCATAAACATTTTAACTTGGGGATCAAGGACACGCTTATTCTTATATCGAGGGTGTCGCATGATTGAACCTACTAAAGGAAAGTAGTGTTCCGGTAAATACTTCTCGTGAAGTTCTCCAACATATGCTATTTCAGAGAAAACCGAGGCCCCATCCTTTGATTGATACTTCAAAGGATACCTACACTCTTGTGTAAGCCCCCTAATTATAACCTCTGGGAGGGGGGGCGCAACCGAAAATCCAGTCCCGAATGTGTGGAACTGTTATTATCTTTTGCAAGCTCGATGAATTCTTTTGTAATGGGTTCAAAGCGACCAAAGTCCTTTCCATTTCCATGTGTCCAGAATCCAACAATATTACTATTACAATCCAAAACGGGTGCAGTACAATCACCATTTCTCGTTTCAGCATTGCACCATCCTAATGGGCTTGCGAAGCCCACTACGGCATCTGGCGTGGCACACAAACCAGATCCAAAACCAAAAATTGTTACAATGGCTGCATCCTCCAACACTTTCAAATTAGTGTTTCGAAAAGGACTAGTCAAGCCATTCACTTCAAAAGCCACAACTTCCTCATTCATGAGAGTCATATGCTTAGTTGTCAATTTAATACTATTAACATGGTTTCGTGCTGTGTACATCATTTCAGAGTCCTCTGAAAGAACATGCATAACGACATACAACTTGTTCCCAACATGCGTTCCGGTGCACAAATATTGATCTTTACTATTAAAAATCTTATACACTCCCGCAGCTTTCTCGTTGGGATTCCAACTCTGCTTGACACATTTGGTCAATGCAGATTCAAATTTACTCCTAGCTAGCCTAGCCCATTCTTCAACATCTCGGGCTTTAGCTTTAATTGTACGATGCTTGGAGTTGTACACTTTTCGACGGAACGCCGCATCATCGGTTAAAACCGGTGGCTCTGGTACTGATTGCACCTTAGCCTCCTTCATCCGGTTTATTCTCCTTGCCTGATGTGTAGCAGGTTTACCCTGCCCTTGTCCTTCGACATAAATATTCTGTCTCGCTCTGTGTACGGCCGCATCTCTATTGCGACCACGCCTACCATATTCTCTATCATGATCTGGAGATTCAAATTGCTCATAATATCTCCTTTCATCTTCGGCGTCAAAACGTTCTTGTTCTTCAACTTCATAATCTGGTAGAGGATTCCAATCATCCTCTTCATCATCTTCCGGTTCATTCTCCGGACCACCAGAAACTTTATGCTTCTTAGCTGATCGAACGTGAGCACCTCCTCGTGCTTGCTTAGTTTTTCCTTTTGCTTGGGGCATTGCCTCAAACTCGTCATCTGTTGAGCTATGTTCCGAACGACGATTAAGAACCACTGCAATTGCTATTAATGCACTGGCTCCCATGGCAATCTCACCTTTATGAGTAATACACCATTGTTGGCAATCTTCAATATACCCAGCCGCTGTTGCACCAAACACTCCTTCAAGTGTTGGCCACGAGTCCCACCATTCATTATTGGCTTTCTCTTTCGCCTCGTCAAACGGCTCATCCCACTCTGTTTCATATTCACCGACATATCTCTTAATATTATCGACTACTTCATGTGGGGTAGCTGCAGGCTCTCCGCCTTTATTTCCATAAAAACAACCGGCCATATAACCTGTCAATAGGTCCTTGGTCTCTTTAAATCCTTGGGAATAAACTTCCTCACAGGATTCATCATCTGAATCAACAGTTGCTTCCTCGTATCTAACTTTACACTTATTTGCAGCTTGGAAGTCCTCCTTAGAGGGGCTCCTCCTAATTCCATTTGATCCATGAAATTCTAAATCATCACTCGAAGGTGATTCATAACAAAATGCACGATGAAACTCTGAAAATGTTTGATAAACATTTGTTTCATACAAAATTGCACCCGGATTTGCGCGCAAACTCTCCTCAATCATAATCAACATCGTTGGTAGAGTCACTTTTGTTGCGCTCTTCTTAACACGATCTGCCAGTAAAAATCCATCTTGTGTTTGCACAAGTGAATAACGCGCTTTACGGCGTTCTGCAGAATCTTTAAGATTATCCTTAGTCATACGCTCATGAAACTCATTTCTCATTTCACGCGTTTCCTGAAAGATTTCACTTTCATCCATCTTCTTCCGAGCTTCCTTAAACTCGTACTCATCTTGGGGCAGATCATCAAAGTCTGCTTCTCCCTTCCACCATTGTTGCAAAAATTCAACTAACCAAGAGGCGTAAGGGATCTGTCTAAGAACATCAAGAACCGGCTTTATCAACTCGGCGATTTTCTTAGCTCCCATTATAGGTGCTAACACAAGCATGCAAAACGACAGTAAACCTGTTATAAACATACCAGCCCTATTGGCTGATTGTCTTGCACCTTGTGGATACAATATTTTGCTCATAATCGAATTGCTTCTAAACATTCCAAAAATTCCAGCAGCAAATCCCAAAAATGAGATTCCTGTTTGAATTGCTTGGATTAATAACCATTGAGCTTTAAATTGTTTCACCTCCGAATCAAAATATAACATACCACGCGTATACTCAATACCCCAGAAATTCTTTCCTGCAAGATACTCAGTTGACATAAATCCTGTCACTCCGCGAACCAAATCTGAAATCTTTGCTATAATCCAACTTAAAAGGATAAATAACAAGACATAGTAGAACAGATTTGTCATATGTCGTAAAAACATATCCCACCACTCTATATTCATATGCATTATTTCAGCATCTTGAGTGGCGGATCCTATACCGAATTGTAAGTACAGCATAAAGATGACCATTGTCATTCTTTGTGTGTTTCCTGTAGCTAAGATTGAATACCCTAACCAGTGAACCCACCATGAGGGTTGATGACATTCTTCAATATCCACCAACACTCCCTGAAATTCAGGCGGGTTTTCCCTAAGCAGCTTTCGGTACTGCTTACCATTAATTCTAACATCCGGGGGATCACTAAAGTGTTCCCCGACCAAGCCCTTTACTAAAGCTAAGGGCTTAGGCACTTCACTGCGTGCCTCCACAGGTTCCGATACTTCAGCGCGACCGTAAGCGCTTGCCCTACTACAGGCAACTAAACC